GGTCTCAGTCTCGTAGATCTCCTTGTGCTCCTCACCATAGGACTTGTACTCAAGACCAAACAGGGCGTTCAAACCCGGAAGGAGTTCTTTGAGTAATTGTGCACGTGAAATAGCCATTTTTCAGAACTCCTATTAAATACCCAGCGGGTTGTTGTAAGCGTGACCGCCCTCAACCACGCCAGAAGTTACGTACGGAGCGTTAAACTTGACGATAACTTCAGGGTAGTAAACGGTGCCGCTCGACACGAACGCCGTGTCTTCAACAACGTCGATGATACGCATCGGCAGCGAACGAGTCGTAGCAGCCGAGCCAACCAACAGACCTTGTTGCGAGTCGTTCGTCGTCGTGTTCAGGGTGTTCGCCACAAGAGCCACGTTCAAACCAATGCTCGTGTACTCGAAACCGCCCGTGGTCGAAACCACCAGCGAAGCCGTCACACCAACAGCCTTGAACAAGGTGTCCGGGTCGTCAACCACGTACGCAACAATGTACGTACCAGCCTTGACCGCAGTACCCGAAATCCAAGACTGCGAGTAGGTCGGCTGACCCGTCACAGAGGATACGAAGTTACAGCCCAAGAACACGCCAGCAAAGCCAGCGACAGGGGCCGTCGTTGTCGAGGTCGTTACTTCAACAGTGCCGTCCGAAGCAAACTGTAGCGGGTCACCGTAACCGATGCTTGAGGCACCAGAAGCGATACGACGCTGACGGGTCGATCCGGCGAACACCTGCCCACCGATCAGATTGATCGGCTTCAAGCCATAAGGCTTGTCAACGGTAGGATAAGCCATTTGTTACTCCAAAAAAGAAAGTTATTTACCTTTGCCAAACGAGGTTGTGGACTTGCGTTCATTGAACAGCGGCATCCGCTCGTCGTTTAGCCTCATAAAGTTATTGTCTACGGACTGGATTTGAGCCTTTGCTTGCTGTTCGTAATAGTCATTACGCTGCTTCATTAGCTCTTCCGGTGCCTTACACAACAACAGGCCGCCAATCTCGATATTCCCTTTAAATTTGGAAGTCGGATCGGCATGGTGCATCAGTTCCGGATGATCTTCAGCCTTTACAGGCTCCCAACCTTCACGAAACTTTGCGGAGGTATTCGATGGGTCAGCAGTACCCATGATACTAGTCCGGATATATCGAAAGACCCAACCCGGCTGCGGATTTGGGGCCGGTAGCGTCTGAGGTGGGGTCCAAGTTTTTGTGCGCTGCGCCGATTCGCGGTTCTCAAGTTCGCGAGCGATTCTATTCTCAGCCATTTTAGTTAGCCTCCAGTTTCATCATTTCTCGTGCGTACTGCTCATTGCTTAGTCCCAGTTTCTTGGCTATGGCAACTTGCGACGGTGTCAGGCGAACCTGACGGGGTGCGGTACTCCGCGTAGCTGGGGCAACCACATTGGCTGCTTTTTGTGCGCGGGGCTTCTCCTCTTTCGGAGCAGCTTCCGACGTTTGCTCAGCGGGTTCCTGAAAATAATCCGGGAATCGCTTACGCATGGTCTTATTAATTCGGTCGTAATATTCGTTACTGGCCGGATCAAGACCTTCATCGTTGACCAATTCTTCGTGCAGCCCAAGCGCAAAGGCGGTCATACCTTTGTTCGGCCCAAACCACGGATTCTGCCGCCGCCAAGTCTCTGCTTTGGTATCGACCTGTTGTGCGGTAGAGCGCGGGGGCGCTTGTGTCTGTTGTGTATTTTCTACACCCAAATCTTCTTTTTGTAAAGACTGGGGTCTATAACGCTCTAATTCTCTCAGCCGCATGGTCGCGGCGGTCATTTCCTGTTGGGCCTCGGTAATCTTATCCGGGTCCCCTGATTCGTAAGCCTGTCGGAACTTATCTTTCGATATCGCAAGCTGGTTATTCGTGGCCTTAACTGCCTCAGCAATCAGTGCCTTTTCGCTATTTCCAACCCGCTGACGTAGCTGCTGTACCTCTTGCTCACGTAACTGAGCAAACTTGAGAGCCTCTTCTCGCTCCCGAAGGGCAGCTTCCTTAGCCCGACGCTCGTCGTGCCAGACCTTTTTCATCTGGGACAGACGTTGTTTTACCTTCTCCGAATACTCATCGAGGGTGTCATTTTCTAACTCCTCGACAATCTGCTTCGGCATGGGTTCGCGCATTTTCCCGGTAACCGGGTCGCGATCTTGGGAAGGAGTATCGTCCTCAATCTGGACCTCGATACTGTCCTCAGCCGCCATTTCCGCAGAGTCTTCGGTCTTTTCGACCTCATCTGGGAACTTAAATTCCTCACGTTCAGTCATGTTTTAATGCCTCAAGCTCTGCGGATTCCACGGGGGTCTTGGACCACCGCTTCGACCGTATCGTCGTTGATGATGCGGAACTCACGTCCGTGAATGACAACTCGGGTGCCTGCGTAGGGACGGGTCAGAATGAAGTCCCCTTCTTTACACCACGCGCCATTCGGGAAACGGTCCTTGTCCTTGTAGCAGAGGTCGCCCATCTTCACGACGAAGAGCACAACCGTGGTCAGTTCTTCGGTGCGTTTGGTGTCGTCTGCTTTGATGATTCCCCCTTCAAACTCCTCTTCCACGTGCGGAACCGCACATAGCATTCGGTAGCCCTTGGGTTCTGGCAGTAGTTTGGCCTTTGCCGCCTCTTCCTGCGTCTTCTCAATATCAATACTACTCATCGTCTTGTTCCATCCTCTTTGCAAGGTCTTTGATGTGGTTCCGTGCGAGTTCGAGACCCTGTAACGCCCCGCATAGTCTTTTGTACTCACCTTCATCAAGCTTGCCTTGAATTAGGCTGTCGATAATCACAATGCGCTCCTCTTGGAGTTTTGAATCCAAGTATTCCAGAGCGTTGCCATAACGCATGTATTACTCCTGTGGTTTTACCTTCCCCTGCCGGTCCCGTTCATCACGGGCACGAGCAATCTCAAGTCCCATTCTGGTTCCTTCCGTAAGCTGGGTTGCCTCCATCTCGGTACGATGTTTCTGGATATCGACGCCAAGACGTGCTGACTCCAACTCGGTGCGAGCCGCGATCTCCGCCTGACGCAAGCGCAACTCGTCTTCTTTGGACGCCGCGTCGATAAGATCTTTCTGCGACCTTCTCTGCTGCTCCGCAGCCTGCACCTGCACGTCCATCTGCGCCTTGAGCCTCTTGGTCTCGGCCTCCATCTGCTTGATCTGCAGGTCCATCATCTGCATCTGCACGAGCGGGTCTTGAGCCTGCTGCGCCGCCTGCTGGGCCTGAGCCTCTGCCACGTCCTTCTGGAGGAGTTGTGACGCCGCTGCCGCTGCCAACTGCGAGAGCTGGACCTCGATCTGCGGAGGCAAGTAAGTATCGGGATCTTCCGCGCTTGGTGGCGCTGGCAGTGCAGCACCGAGTTGTTTCTCGATCTCACGACGATATTTGAACGCCGTGTGCTCCATGACGTGAGCCATGACTGCGCCCATGATGGTTTGAGCCTGCGGATTTTGACCCACGGTCTGCATAATCATTGGGTCTTGGAGGAACGACAGGTGAGCTTGGAGGTGAGCGTCATGGTCTTGGTACATGAACGCCTTGGTCGGCTTGCCTGTGAGGAACCCCATGTTCTCGCTGATCGGGTCGATGGGCTTCAAGTCATCTACGCTCGGAACAATCTTGTCCGCATTCTTCACACCCAACGTCTCGATCATCTGTCGATGGAGATATGGCAGGTCATAGAGTTGTGGCGCGGTTTGACTGAGTTGGAGGACCGCCTGATATTGAACGACCTTCTGCGACATCGTGGCCGCGTTCGGGTCTGATACCGGGATGACATCCACATCATCATAATCAGCCTTCTTGGCTTTACGAGTTCCAACTTCCGGCTCGTAGCCATACTCCTCTGGCGTATAGTCTCGGATGATCCCTGCGAGGAGCTTGAACTCCTGCTTCATCGCGTAGTAGATGCGGGCCTGAACAGCCGACATTACTTTGAGAACCCGTTCGAGGACGGCCAGCGTCGTGCCCACCGGAGCCTGCGAGGACATGTCCGAGATCTTCAGATCCGACACCGCAGCAAATCTGCGGCCTTCCTCGACGATACGATCCATTAAAGCAGACAAAGTCTGCGAGGGTTCCTTGTAGGGCAGGGGGAGGATGTTGTCGCGGATGGCACCGCTCGGTACGTCTACGTCTCGGAATTCTCCCGGAGCAATAGGCGTATCGTCTCCCTTAATTCTAAGCCCGCGTGACTTGAGACCACCCGGAAGGTTGCTGAGTGTTCCTGCGTCGACAAGCTGGCGAAGAAGTGATGTAGCTGCCTTAGAGTGTCCGCCGATAAGGTGGATGAGACCAAAGTAGTAGAACCCGAAGCCGGGGATGTAACCATAATGAACAAAGTGCTGTCGCTTGGCTTTGAGTTTGTCATCTTCTTTCCAGTTCCTGCGAATCGCTAGAACCGTCCCCGTTCCCTTCTCAATCGTCACCACGTAAGGCAGTGCGATCCCCGTCTCGTTATTGTCCTCATCGACATCCGGATAATCTTTAAGGTCCAGATTGACGTGCATCTCCAACAACTGGAACCGATCATCCATCGAAGCACTAAAGCCTTGATCTTCGGCCTTCTGCTTCTCCACCTCGTCCATAACACGGATCGGATCACCCAGATCCACATCCCGATAGAACCCAGCGTACTGAAGCTTTTTGACCTCGTTCTCGGTCTTACGCATCTTGTGCGTAACGCGCTCAGCCGTTTCTAAGTTTGCAGCACCGTACGGCACCACAATATCTTCAGCCGGGATATAGACAGCGGTCTGACGGTTGAGCGAGGGGTCAAAGTAAACTTTCTTAAAGGCGTTACCCGCCAAAGCCAAACTCAACAACAAACGCTCATGCTCCGGGCGATACTCCTTCATCTCCTCGGTGAGCTTGTAGTTCATGTCATCCGCAACACGGATGGCGGCGTCTTTCTTCTCTGCTGTCTCCTTGCCGATGATCTTTGTCTTGACGGGACCTGCTGCCGGGAAGGTCTCCATGATGGTTTCAGACTGGAACTTGACTGCGCTCTCCATCAGGAGGGGGTGGAACACGCCACACGCACCCGGCCACGGCTCAGTACGGTCCTCGTACCGAATGCCCAAAATCTTCAAACCCTTCACATACGTGTCGAGCCAATCCTTTCTCGAACTTAAATCCTGCTCATATTCCCCGATCAACTCGGAAGCAAGACCTTGCAACTCATTCTCGCCCATGAACTCTGCGAGGTTGGCATCAAAGTCTTCTGCTCGGGGTTCCGCTTTTTCAAACTCAATCTCTACCCCATCGACCCCAATCCGAAGCTCCTCGGGGTCCACCACCTCAATCTCAATCGGCGCTTCTTCAGCAGCCAGAGCATCGAGGCCGAGCGGGGCTTCGTACAAACCTTTGTCCATATTCGCAGCCATTTAAATCTCCTAATAAAACCCTTCGCGCCGGTGGCTTTTGAAGTATCGAGTTGGCTCCGGCTCGTCGGACGGCAGGCGTATGAAGCCCCCTTGTCTAAAACGTAATAAAGCTAGTGTCGTCGCGTCGACCAAGTCGTCATGCGTACCGGAAGGAAAATCATTACATTCTTCAACGACTTCCCACGCCCAGCGACGGTCAGGCACCCAGACTATACCCGCCGAAAAGAGATCCGTCACCGCGTTGACCCGTGAAATCTTGTCCTGCCCCTTACCCGGGGTGAACTCACTGATCGGAACGCCCATCCTTCTCATCTCTTGGTAGAGCGCCGCACCGTTGGATTTTTTCTCCACGATGAACGTGTCGGGGTTCCAGTTTTTATACTCCTCCAGCACGAGGGCTTTTAGCTCCGGGAACTCCAGTCGCTCTTTGATGCTGTTGAGTAGGATGATGTTGTAGTTCTGAGTCTGCTCGTGTTTGAAGACGCCCCATGTCAGCAGGGCGTTGTAGTCCGACCGGTTGGTTTTTTCTTGAGCGGCGTCGAGCGACATGATGATGTGCTCACAATGAGGCGGGTTCTCTGGCTCCCACACCTGCCACCACTCTCGTTTAATTAACGCGCCTTCTTCAGAAGTCGGCTGCTGCATGTACTGGGCTTGCCAATACCGCACATCCATACTGGCCTTTTTCGCCAGCAACTCATCGATATCCCAGAACTCAGGCCAAAGCGGCTTGTCATTCAAAATGGCAGGAAATTCCACGACTTCCCACTCATCTGCCCCGTCTTCACGGGTCATGTGATCGACGATCTTTCCGGTCAAATCCATCTTCGACCACCGGGTCATCACCACGATGATCGCACCGCCCGGCATCAGTCGCTGGACCGGTCCTGATTGGAACCATTCCCAAGCCGGTTCAAAAACGTCTGTGCGACCTTGTTTAGCTTCCTGTTCTGAGTGGGGATCATCAATAATGAACAGATCAGCGCCTCGACCAGCAAGAGCACCGCCAACACCGATAGCAAAATACTCGCCATTAAAATTAGTACCCCATCGAGAAGCAGATTTAGAGTCAGCTTGCAAAGAGACGTTAGGGAAGATGTCACGGTAGTTCTCCGATCCCACCAAGTTTCTGACTCTTCTACCGAAGTTCACCGCCAAATCCGCCGTGTGGGAGGCCATGATGACCTTCTTCTGGGGGTATTTGCCCAAGAACCACGCCGGGGCGAGGTAGGAGATCATCTCGGATTTGCCATGACGGGGGGCGATGTTCACGATCACCCGTTTTTTCTTCCCTTCGGCAATTTCCTCGAAGATTTTCGCTAATTTCCGGTGGTGGGGACCCACTTTGTAGCCGGGATACACGTGATTGATGAAATCTAGGAAGGAGTCTTTGCCTAATTTCTGTGTGATCTGGCTTTGGTAGGCTTTTAGGAGTTCAGCAACGCGCCGTTTCTCCTTATCCGGCATCGTCGGGAGGGCCGATTTGAGCTTTTGCAGGTTTTCAGGCGTGATTTGGAAGTTCATGCGACGGGATATTCCTCGTCTACGTTCCAATTTGCTAAAACCGGGCTATGACACTTGATACAGAAGATCCTGCCGTCGATGGACAAGAAAAACCCCACGCTATCACACGCCCCACAGACCATGACGGCTACATCTTCCTCGTCGCCACCCGTTTTTTCCGGGGTTTTGACCTTCTTTTTCTTAAATCCGACCACGTCACCCATGATCAACCCCACTTTTGACCGTTCCATCATCGACAACCTTGTACTCAATTCCTTCCAATACCGACATTAGCTCTTTTTCGACTTCTTCGATGGGCTTAACTTGATGAGTAATCTCGCTACGCTTCTTGAATGCGTCTACTCCGTCAACCTCTCCAAGCGCCTTCAACGCCTGAATGCGGGTTTTACTGTCCGGTGCGAGTTCCAACTCTGCCAACAAGCCGTTAATCACCACGTTCTTCAGTTCAATCAGATCTTCAACGACCTGAAAGTTCAATCGGGTGACGAGTCCGGCGAGGGTAGCTTTAGTTGAGTCTCTGAGTAGCTCGAACTGGGGCCGGGTCTTCGGGTCTTTTATAAGCTGCACAGCAATCTGTTGAGCCTTATCCAGATCTTCCTCTGTCGGAATGACCGGTTCGCCCGTTAAGTTGCTGATTTCAAAGACAGTTTTAGCGATCCCCTGCAGTTCATCGTTAGGGGTTAACTCCGGCAGAGCGTCTGCAGAGTTCTTAGGAAGGGGGATGCCCTCCTCAATTTCCGGCACTAGCGGTTCGCGGTCCATTCTGTCTCATGCATGGGGCTTGGCCCAAGTTGTGAGCTATATACCACAGAAAAATGTATGGAACCAAATTTAAAGCCGGGGGGTTTCTATATATAAGGGGGTGGGGGTCGAGTTGCAACGAAAT